AGCGGGCTTTCGGCGGTCTCAAGGTACCGGTACGGCGCAAACTGGAGAGCATCGGCGAGACCGGAGTGCTGCCCAAGAATCTTCAACGCGAAGCCGATCGCCTCCTGCCGGGCACCATCCTGACGCGCATCTATGATGATGTCGAACACCATGTTCTGGTGCGCGGCGTGCGTGACTTCGAATACCGGGGGCAGCGTTTCACGAGCCTGACGGCGCTGGCCAAGGTGATCACCGGATGCCCATGGTCAGGTCCGCTGTTTTTCGGACTCAAGGCGCGCAGTAAGCAGGAGGCACCATGAGAGCGAACCGCACCATGGCAGCGCCTTCGCAGCCTATCGTCCCCAAAAAACGCTGCGCCATCTATACGCGAAAGTCCACCGACGAGGGATTGGACCAGGAGTACAACAGCCTGGAAGCGCAGCGGGATGCCGGCTTGGCATTTGTCGCCAGCCAGCGTCACGAAGGCTGGGTTGCTGTTGGTGATGGCTACGACGACGGCGGTTACTCCGGCGGCAACTTGGATCGTCCCGGCCTCAAACGCCTCATGGCCGATATCGAGGCCGGCGAGGTCGATATTGTCGTGGTGTACAAAATCGATCGCTTAACTCGAGCCTTGTCAGACTTTGCCAAACTGGTCGACGTGTTTGACCGCAACGGCGTGTCGTTCGTCTCTGTCACCCAGCAGTTCAATACCACCACCTCCATGGGGCGGCTCACACTCAACATCCTGCTGTCCTTCGCGCAGTTCGAGCGCGAGGTCACCGGCGAGCGTATCCGCGACAAGATCGCCGCGAGCAAGGCCAGAGGCATGTGGATGGGCGGTATGCCACCACTCGGCTACGACGTCGTCGAGCGAAAGCTGATCGTCAATGCCGCCGAAGCCGAGCTGGTGCGCGGCATCTTCTGCCGATATGCCGAGCATGGTTCTGCGGCGCAGCTTGTCCGTGAGCTTGCCATCGAAGGCCAGACCACGAAATCCTGGGTCACGCAGGGTGGTCTTCATCGCCCTGGCCGACCGATCGATCAGCAATACTTGTTCGCCATGCTGCGCAACCGCATCTACCTTGGCGAGATGGTGCACAAGGGCGAGAGTTATCCGGGGCAGCACCACGCGATCGTTTCTCCAGAACTCTGGAATGCCGCCCACGCTTTCATCGAACGGCGGAAGCAGGGTCCGCGCGAGCATCGCACCGAACACCCAGCATTGCTGGCGGGTCTGTTGTTTGCACCCGATGGGCAGCGCATGATTCACCATTTCACCAAGAAGAAAAACGGGCGCCTCTACCGCTATTACGTGCCCTACCTGCACAAGCGGCGAAATGCCGGAGCCACGCTGCAACCAGGGGCTACGGATATGGGTGCGTTGCCCGCAGCCGAAATCGAGGCTGCAGTTCTGGAGCAGATCCACCTGGCCCTACGCTCACCAGAGATTTTGGTGGCCACGTGGCGTTCGTGCCAGAGGCATGCTGTGGGCGCCGATCTCGATGAAGCTCATGTGGTGATTGCCATGCAACGCATCGGCGCAGTGTGGGAACAACTCTTTCCGATCGAGCAGCAGCGCATCACCCAACTGCTGATCGAGCGTATCCAACTGCACGGGCAAGGACTGGATATTCTTTGGCGCGATGATGGTTGGCTCGGCCTGGGGGCTGACATTGCCTCACACCCCTTGGTCGAGGAGATGAAGGAATCCACAGAGGAGGCGTTCGCATGAGGCAACCAACCAAACCGGGCATGAAGGCCGACAATCCTCGGCTGCGGATGGTTCGTATCGACATCGGTGGCGATGCACGCAACTACACCACCGGCCAACAGCGGGTGACGGTAGTACCGCTCACCATCCGCCGCAAGCAGAATCGCAAGGTCATGATTCCGCCGGCCGGTGATGACTCTGTGCTGGGTGCCGGTGGCCACGATTTGCCGATGATCAGGATGTTGGGCAAAGCTTTCTACTGGCAGCGCCTGCTCGATGAGGGGCGCTATCCCACCGCGAATGACTTGGCCCGCTCATTGAAGCTCGAGCCTGGTTGGGTGGCGGAAGTTTTGCGCTTGACCACGCTGGCACCCGACATCATCGAGTCCGTCCTTGAAGGGCGACAGCCCCGTGACCTGAACCTTCATACCTTGCGCGGTAGGCGTGACCAGCTGCCACGTGACTGGGGTGAGCAACGCAAAGCGCTGGGGTTCGCGAACTGAGCCGCTGACGCCAATAAATCTGCCACGACGGCGAGCCCTGTGCTCGCCGTTTCTGCTTCTGCGATCCCGGCAATGGCGAACCAGAAGTTTCCTCGTGGTTCGCCATTCCGTCCCTCTTATGTTCGCCACCGAAATTTTCCAATGACACCTGTTCCTCAACAACGTCATTGGAGGTTTATATGCCGACACCGGCAAGCAACATCCCTCGATCGACCCATCCGGCGATCAACAGCCTGGCACCTGGCGACCGCCGGGTCCTGAACGAAAACGAGCTTGCACAGCGTTGGGGTCTCAGCCCCAAAACTTTGCAGCGCTGGCGCAGCGAAGGTCGCGGACCTCGCTACCTCAAGTTGTCGAAAAGAGTCAGCTATCCCCTCGAGGCTGTCATCGACTTCGAATATAGCGCGCTGCACGACTCGACCTCCGAGCGCGTGGCGAAGTCAGGAGGGCAAGCATGATGACTTCCCACACTTCACCTGTCGACATCGAGCAGGCCATGCCGTTGGCCGAAATGAGCGTTGCTCAGATCGCCGCGCTGCCGCCAGCACAGCTGCAAGAGGCACACACCAATCTGCTGACCTTGCAGTCCTTGGTCAAGGGCGTGCTCGATCGCTTCCATGCTGCGCTCGACCAGCGTTATGCCGAGCAGGCCACGGCAGTCAGGCAGGCATCCGGTAAGGATTTCGGCGTCTGCCATCTCTCTGATGGGCCGCTGCGCATCGCGGTCGACGTTCCCAAAAAGGTCGTCTGGGATCAGCCGCAACTGGCCGAGATCGCACAGCGCATCGCCGCTGCCGGCGACAAGGTCGGCGACTACATCGACACCGACTACTCGATTTCCGAGACCCGCTTCAACGCTTGGCCCGCGACCCTCAAGGAGACGTTCTCCAAGGCCCGCACCGTAAAACCCGGCAAAACCGGCTACCGAATTGCCCTCGTCCAGGAGCATCACGAATGAAAACCACGACCCTGCACCAATCTCTGCAAGCCAAGCTCGGCGCCTATGCCGGCGAACACCTGACCACCGCGATCCGTTATCAGGACCGCTACGGCAATCTGGTGGAGAAGCCCCTGCTCGACGCCACCCTGGATGAAGTGGCCTTCTCCATCCAGACACTCAGTGCCGAGAGCGCGAGCATCCACCGCCGCCGCAGTGCGCTCGACAGCCTCTACACTTTGGCCCGGGAGAATGGCTGCCTCGGCTCGGACACGGTGGGCGTAATCGCGGTGGAGGTGACGAAATGAACCAGATCGTCGCCTTCGATTTCGAGTCGCATGACGTGCGTGTCGTCCTCGGCCAGGACGGCGAGCCCATGTTCGTTGCCGCAGATCTGTTGTCCACACTGAACCTCGATCGCAAGGCACTGGAGCGTCTGGACGACGACGAAAAGGGGGTGAGTTCAATTCACACCCCTGGCGGGCAGCAGGAGATGACCGTGGTCAACGAGTCCGGTCTCTTCAACCTAGTGCTCGGCAGCCGTAAACCCGAAGCCAAGCGCTTCAAGCGATGGGTAACCCACGAGGTACTACCCTCGATCCGCAAGACCGGTTCCTATGCGGTGCCCGGCTCCGTGGCTGCACTGCCGGCACCGACCCAGGATCGCGTCACCGCCATCCTGATGATCGGCGAGGCGGTGGCCAAGGTTCCCGGCGTCAAGCAGGGCATCGCCATGGCGGCAACGCTCACCTGCATCCAGGAGAACACAGGATTGTCGGTAGAGACGATGCGTCGGGCGCTGCCCGCCTGCAATGATCCTCTGGCAGCGGTGAACCCGACAAAGCTCGGTGAGCAAATCGGTCTGTCGGCCAGGGCGGTCAACCTCCGGCTGGCGGCTCTGGGATTCCAGAACCGCAACGACCGTGACGAGTGGGAACTGACCGATGCCGGCCAGGCATGGGGCGAAGCCTTGCCGTACTCCCGCAATGGGCACTCCGGCTACCAGATCCTCTGGCGGCCTGAAGTCGCCGATCTGCTCAAGGAGGTCGCGTGATGTCGCTGCCCATCATTTCAGCCGATGAACGGAAGCGCGAGCGGCACAGCGCCAAGGTGGCCCTGGTTGGTTTTCCTGGCGTCGGCAAGACCACCCAACTCAAAACGCTGCCGGCCGATTCCACACTATTCGTCGATCTCGAGGCTGGCGATCTCTCGGTGCGGGACTGGCCGGGTGACACCGTGCGGCCGCGCACTTGGCAAGAATTCCGCGATCTCGTGGTGTTCCTCGCCGGCCCGATGCCGACCGCCACCGCCGAACAGGCGTTCTCGCAGGCTCACTTCGAGCATGTCTGCACCCGGTATGGCGACCCGGCGCAGCTGGCCAAATACGACACCTACTTCGTCGACAGCCTGACCGTGCTCTCGCGCCTTTGCTTCGGCTGGTGCAAGACCCAGCCGCAGGCCTTCAGCGAGAAGAACGGCAAACCGGACAGTCGGGGCGCTTACGGCCTGCTGGGCCAGGAAATGATCACGGCGCTCACACACATGCAGCACGTCCGGGACAAGCACGTCATCTACGTCGCCATCCTCGAGGAGAAGACCGATGACTTCAACCGGCGCTACTACCAGTTGCAGTTGGAGGGCAGCAAGACCGCGTTGGAATTGCCTGGCGTCCTCGATGAGGTTGTGACCCTGGCCATCCTCAAGGCCGACGACGGCACGACTTACCGGGGTTTTGTCACCCGCGCCGACAACACCTTTGGCTATCCGAGCAAGGACCGCAGTGGCCGCCTCGACGCTATCGAGGAGCCGGATCTCGGCAAGCTCATCCAGAAATGCCTCGGCACCCAGAGCAACTGAGGCCGCAGGCCAATCCATCGCATTGACCCAATTCAAGGAGAAACACATGAACCAGAACACATGGCAGGACTTCAACGATGCAGAACAGCAACAGGGCTTCGATCTCATCCCCAAGGGCGCGCTCGTCAAGGTGCGCATGACGATCAAGCCGGGCGGCCACGACGATCCTGCCCAGGGTTGGACCGGGGGCTATGCCACCGAAAGCTTCGACACCGGCAGCGTCTACCTCGCCTGCGAGTTCGTCGTGCTGGAAGGCCCGTTTGCCAAACGCAAGATGTGGTCGAACATCGGCCTGCAATCCCGGAAAGGGCCAGCCTGGGGTCAGATGGGCCGCAGCATGATTCGCGGCATCCTCAATTCCGCTCGCAATGTCTCGCCTCAGGACAACTCACCCCAGGCCGCAGCCGCCCGGCGCATCAACGGTTTCGCCGACCTGGATGGCATCGAGTTTCTGGCCCGCGTGGATGTCGAAAAGGACGCCAAGGGCGAGAACCGCAACGTGGTCAAGCTGGCCGTCGAACCCGATCACAAGGACTACGCGGCGCTGATGGGCATGGCACCCAAGGTGCCGAGTGGTGGCAGTTCCGCTGCGCCTGCGCAGGCGACCCCGTCCCATGCCGCTCCACAGCGTCCGGCTGCCACTGGCAAACCCGCTTGGGCTCAGTAGGAGCGTGGGCATGAACGGAAATCGTTGTGGCAATTGCCACCATCTGGATCCAACAAGTGCCAGCGACATTGGCGGCTTGCGTATCGCTCGCTGCCGCCATCCGAAAGGTGTACGCATCGGCACGACTGCCATTCGGAACGACTATGTCGAGTTGGATGCCTTCTGCGCTGAGCACGTCGTCCGTGCCCGGCGTGGAGTGCAGCCGGGAGGTGGTCATGTATGAGCGGAAAGTGTTGGGTCTGCAAACGACAGGCCAGGGGCTTCGGCTATTCCGACAACCAGCATCGCATCGGCAACCCTCGTCGCTACCCCGTCGACTGGGTGTTCTGCTCCCGGCGCTGCCAGGACGCGTTTCACGCACTGTATGGCAACTGGCTGCGCGTCAAGGATGGCGGCAAGGACATCAGGGAGGTCGTCATGATCGATCCGTCTGATGTCGAGTTGGCTGCCATGCGCAGTTGTCTCAAAGCGTTCGGCGAGGCAGCAGGCGCGATCGGATTCACCAAGCCGCTCGGCGACTACTCTGAAGCCGAGGCGCTGCGCGTGATCGATGCCATTGTGACCAGCTACACCGATGCGATGGTCGTGCACCACGAGGCGACCAAATTCCCACCAGTGCGGGGCTTGGCGCCTACACCCGATCCGTTGGCGAGTCCGTTCGCCGATCTGGAGGATGACCTGCCCTGGGAAGACGGGAAGGGAGGTAAGTCATGATGGACTTCAACTCCTCTTCCAGCATTTCTGGACAGATCGCCACATTGGTCGATGCCGGAATGCAGCGCGTGCGTTCCACTGAGGTGCAGCGTGAGTACCTGGGTGCTTCGCGCCTCGGGGCGTCATGCGAACGTGCCTTGCAGTACGAGTTTGCCAAGGCGCCGGTCGATCATGGCCGTGACCATGATGGCCGCTTGTTACGCATCTTCGAGCGCGGCCACGTCATGGAGGACTGCATGGTCGAGTGGTTGCGGGCAGCCGGGTTCGATCTGCGCACCCGAAAACCCAGTGGCGATCAGTTCGGTTTCTCGGCGGTCGGCGGACGCCTGCAAGGGCACATCGATGGCGTCATCGTTGATGGCCCCGAGGGCTTTGCTTACCCAGCTCTCTGGGAGTGCAAGTGCCTCGGCTCGAAGTCCTGGCGTGACCTCGAGAAAAACCGGCTGGCCGTGGCCAAGCCGATCTACGCCGCGCAGGTAGCGATCTACCAGGCCTATCTAGAGTTGCATGAACAGCCGGCAATCTTCACGGCGATCAATGCCGACACCATGGAGATCTACACCGAACTGGTGCCGTTTGATGCGGCACTGGCACAGCGCATGTCCGACCGCGCGCTGAAGGTGATCTTGGCCACGGATGCCGGAGAGTTGCTGTCACGTGGCTTTCTCGACCCCGCCCACTTTGAGTGCCGGATGTGCGCATGGCAGGACCGGTGCTGGAGTAATACACCATGAACCCTTCATCCATCAACGATGTACTCGGCGAGCGCTTGGTTGATGCAAGCGAGG